GGTCAGTATTTACTGACCTATATTGAGTCTTGGCGAATTGCTTAGAAATCTTGTTTTGTGTCAGTAATTGACACACTATGAGCTATATTTGTTTTTCGTATTTTGCTGGGTGTAGAAAACACCTGCTGGGAAACCGGCTAAAAAGTCACAATCGTAAGATCGTATCATTTTAGAGATTTTTGGACACTACTTAACTAAAAATCCACACTGCGTGTTTGATGTGCAGTATGAACATAATTGAATATTAGATGTGGGGTTACCCACAATAACAACCCTAAGCTGGTTGTTATGGTTTAAAAACCTAGATTTCAATTGTTGTCATAGACTAAAAGGCCGTATGCTCTGATATAGAGCGATCCGGCTACCTTTATGGTTTTGATCAAACAATACATATATAAATTAATAAATAAAAATATAAAAAATAAAAGATAATTAAAAATATATAAAAATGCATGGTTTAATCCATGTTTTATAGGATATACTAATCAGTCCTTTACCACAGATTTAAAGCTGTAATTAACAGCTCCACGCGAGTGGGAAAGTCAATAGACTATAAATGAGAGTCCTGATGAATTGGACCATAAGCTTGAAGCGAATTCATCTATATCCGGACCGAGAGTTTGGATGAATACCCTTAAGGTGATTAGGGAACACCAGGTTGGAGGGGCGTCACTATTGATATACCTGACCAGGCCCGCACATGGCCGCCCAATGGATGTATGCCTTGTACTTGTACAAGGAGCATTGTTACTACTGAAATGGTTGACTTACTGGATTCGAACCCAGTGTAGGATGATACCAAATTAAGTTCTTTGGGACATGAACTTAACCTTGTTTGCTTTTTAAGCAGACACTGGTTTTGTTCATTTTGTGATAATTAGATGCAAAATGAATAAGACTTTATTAAGAACAACAACAACAACAACAACAACAACTAAGAACGATCTCAGTCCGTGTAACAGCGTAGGAGACGTTAAAATTGAATGTGGTGTACAAGGCATGACCACTTTACCTAATGAAAAACAAGTAAATCGCGAAAAATATTTGCGAAGTAAGAAAAGTTCACAACGTTATAGTAATGAACATGAAAGGAAGCGGAAAGCCCGCTTGTATAAAGAAAGACTCCAGAAATTGACGCAAATTGTCTCAGGTGAGGATATCAAACCTCACGCTCTAGCGTTGAATGAACTCATGGAGTTTGTGCCTCAGAACGTAGGCATGTTTAATGATATTATGAAGTATCTTGCTTCTATTAAAGAAGGTACGGATGATAACATTGTATTTCATGTTGAAAATATTCTGTTGTTGTGCTACGATTTTTATAATTGTAAATCATATACAGATGTGTTAATTGCAACTATTAAGTACGTTAAGTATCATTTAAACGGAAAAAGTTTTGCACAACAAGTTTATGATGTCATTTATGTAATGGCTGAAGAATTTGACCTTGATGAGTTCGTTCCTCATGGTATGCAAGATATTCTTGATGGATGGAATATGATGAAAAGTAATCCAGTATTCCACAAGATTTCGTATCTTGTTTCTTTGGCTATGTCCATTTCTGTTTGTTCTATGAACAATATTAAGTGGACACTTGATGGTCTTAAAATGATTCATGAAGTGCATAAAAGTGATTTCTTTTCTTATAAAGATATTGTAGATGCAATTATACATTCATTTACATGGATGTCAGAAACAGCCGTATGGTGTTTTGAAGCAAAATCACTTGCACCTATTTTGTATAGTGATAGAAAGTTACATGAGTGGACAGAAATGTGTACTTATGTTTTGTCACATGCAGATGCTGCTAAGGCAGGCAATGTTGAAGATATGCACACTTATGAACGTAAGTTAGATGAGTGTATGCGTACAACTGCGAAAATGCAGGCTGCAACACCTTCACCTGCTGTGAAAGAAGTTTTGCAAAATAAGTATGTAAAACTTGTAAATGTGAAGCAAGATATAATTGCTAAGCATAAAAATACACAATTGCGTTTTGCACCATTTGGAATTTCTATATTTGGTGAATCAAGTATTGGCAAATCTAATATATCTGATTTGACCATGAAAACTTGTTTGAATGCAATGGGATATGAGGATGATCCAGCTGGGATTATCACTCTTAGTGAAGCAGATAAATATGATTCACAGTACACTTCTGATGTTATGGGTGTGAAGATAGATGATGTCGCTAATCAGCGATCTGAATTTATGCAAGAAGCACCTACTAGGAAATATATTACTATGTTTAACTCAGTTGCAGCGCAAGCTGTAAAAGCTGAATTGAATGAGAAAGGTACTGTTTTCTTCAACTTTAAAGTTGGAGTAATTACAACAAATGTGCGTGATTTAGATGCGCGTTTGTATGCTAACTATCCTGTTGCAGTATTGCGACGATTTGTGCATGTTACAGCTTCTGTCAAAGATAAATATAAGATCCCAGGCGGTGACAGTTTAAATACTGATCATCCTGATCTTGTAAATCACGATAATCCACATGAAATTTTGGATGTTTGGCAGTTTGACGTGTTTGAGGTGATTCCTTGTAAGGGAAAACCTGTTTGGCGTCCCATAGTTTATAATAACAAAGAGTGTAATGGCTTGAGTTTAGAAGAATATTTAGATGTTTGTATTTACTTGAGTAAGAAACATTCTGATAAGCAACGTAAGGAAGTTGAGAAATCAAAAGCGTTGGCAGAAATGAAGTGCTGTAGAACTTGTTCTAAATTGCCTCAGTTTTGCAAATGTGAAGCTGAACCTCATTCTGAAACTTTGTCAAAAATTATTTATATGGGAGTAAGAGATGGTGTTATCTCAGGACTGACTAGTTGGTGGTGGAAGCCACTAACATCTGTGTTAGGTTCTGTTGTTTTACATCAATCAAAAGCTGCTACAAAAGTTTTGAGACAACAAATTGAAAGTGGTCTCACTACAGCTGTTCCTGTTGCTTCTGCTATGGTTCCTGATTGTATATATTATTCAAATACATTTCAGTCAGGTGTGCATAAGTTCTATAAAAGCACACACACTTTAAGAAGTGACATTTTCCAGAAGATTCTTTGGTCTGTAACCCTTATGGGTGTATGTGGATCATTGTATAATAAGCACTATTGTGCTTGTTTATTCACACTTATGGCAGGTTATTGTGGCACTGTTTTATTACAGAGCCATCGTGATTTGCAAATACAGAATTGTGTGATGGAATATAACGCTCGGCGCGATGCCATTAAGGAATATGCTGAAACTTTGAAAAGTCATTGGGTAACCAAGGCTGCTCTTGCCACTGTTGTGGTAGGAAGTATTGCTTTCTTTATCAGACAATGGTATAAGATGTATGAAGCAAAACCCAATAGTGTAGATGTTGCTGCAGAAGATGCTAAACCAGGATGGATGAATTCTATTATGGCTAAGATGTATATGAAAGTTAAGACACCTGATGAATGTAAAAACATGATGCCTGCTCATATTGAGAAGAAGATCTTGAATAACATGATGTGGGGAAGTTTCGATTTTCCTACATACACTAACAAATGTGGTGTATTCTTCCCACGAAAATCTGTTATGTGGTTTCCTAAGCATATTATGTTTAAGGATAACAACTTAGATGGAGAAAGAAATGACAGTTGTGTCGTGACATTAACCCGATACAAAAATATGCCTGGCGGCAAATTTAAAGTAAGAATAGATTATGAAGCTTGCTTTGAATTTCCAGGTTTGGATATGTTAGGTTGTTATGTACCTAATAGTCCTGATTTTCCATCTTTGAAATCTTTACCTCAAAGTTTACCTGTTGGTGACTGTCTTGGAAAGATTCTTATTCCACGACAAGATTGTATTGATAGTGATATAATTCACATGTCATTTCAAAAGGTTGCACATACGTATTTGTCTATGTATGGTTGTATTTACAGATCAGCCAAGGTAGCACCCGGTTCTTGTATGGGTCCTATCATTTCTGAAGCCAAAAACCCTTGTGTGGTTGGTTTTCATATTGGAGGAAATCCTAATTCTTGTTTAGGAATAGCACAAACTGTGACACAAGAAATGGCTGATGCATGTTACGCATATTTAGATAATCGTTTCATGTTATCAGCTGAATCCGGAGTGATTCCGCATACGCAATATGATGTTGAATTGCTCACTAGTACAGAAGTAAATCCTAAAGCCTTGTATATTAAGGAAATGACGGAAGATAATTTTGTAGAAGTTTTGGGTTCCACACAATTACGATCAGAACAAAAATCGGAAGTTGTAGAATCCATCTTATCACCAGATATTGAAAAGATATGTGGTGTTCCTCAGAAATGGGGAAAGCCAAAGCTTCATCCTAATTGGAAAGCGTATAATGCAAACATAGAATATTTTTCTAAACCTGCTGATATGTTTCCTACTCTATTGCTTGAAAAAGCTGTAGCTGATTATTTGGAACCTTTGGAAGAAGCAATGCTTGAATATGTAAAGCAAGAGGATTTTAGACCTTTAACAATGCATGAAAATATTTGTGGAATTCCAGGAAAGAAATACGTTGATCCGTTACCTATGAATACAGGTATTGGATTTCCACTAATGGGAAAGAAAAATAAGTTGGATGCTAATGGTGAACCTCTTCATTTTGAAGAACATCGCTTAGGCGAAGTTCTTGTTAGTCGCGTTCCTAAAGATCATATTTTAAAAGAATTTGAAAGAATGGAATCGTGTTGGCGTAAGAATGAAAGAGGATATCCTGTAACTACTGCAACATTGAAAGATGAACCAACGAAGTTAACTAAGGATAAAGTGCGTGTATTTCAAGCCGCACCTTTGTCTTTGAGTTTAGGTATTAGAAAATATTTCTTGCCTGTTGCACGTTTTCTGCATATGCACAGTATTAAAGCAGAATCTGCTGTTGGTATAAATTGTTTTTCTCATGATTGGGAGAAAATTATGAATGCAGCATTGAAATTTGCAGATGATGGCAAAGCCCTTGCGTGGGATTATGCCAAATATGATGTAATTTTGAATTCACAAATTGTGCGTGCAGCTTGGGGTGTTTTTATACGCTTAGCTGAAGTTGGCGGTTATTGCAAGGAAGATTTAGATATCATGAAAGCAATGATTGTTGATATCGCGCATCCTTTGATGGATATTAACGGAACTATGTTGATGTCCTTTAACATGAACACGTCAGGAAATAATATGACTGTTGATGTGAATAGTGTTGCTGGAAGTTTGCTCGTAAGAATGGGCTTCTTTGACACATACCCTGAACTTAAAAATTTTAGGAGATATGTTGGAGCTGCAACATATGGTGATGATTTCACCGGAAGCAATCATGCTTCAACTCGGAAATTTAATTTTGTAACATACAAGGCCTTTTTGGCTAAGTATGGTATGGCTATTACTTTGCCGAGTAAAACTGATGACGTGTGTGAATTTTTACCACTCGATGAAGTCGATTTTCTCAAAAGAAAGTCGCACTATATTCCAGAAATTGACTGTTCTATTGGACAGCTTGATGAGAATAGCATTTTTAAGTCTCTTCATGCCAATTTGAAGTCATCTTCACAAACTCCAAGGCAAGTTGCCGCGAGTTGTATTGAGAGTGCTTTAAATGAATGGTTTGCTTTCGGAAGAGAGCACTATGAATTGAGGAGATCACAGATGCAAAAAGTATGTGAAAATCATGCTTTACCTTTACCAGTATTAAATGTAACGTTTGACGAACGTGTGGCACACTGGAAAGAAAAATATGCCTCTTAAATGTATTTTTGGATACCAGCAGTACAATGCTTGGCTTAAATATATTAGTTAAAACTTAAACCTCGTTCAGATTTTGAAATAAATTGTACGTTATTGATTAACTGAACACAACAATCCTGTTACAAAAAGTGATACCCATTTGATTGGAAGGAGTGTGTGCACATCTCAAAAGTGCGCCCTTGGAGTTGAGGAGGGTTCTCAACTTAGTTTTGCTGATTTTTCTAATAATAAATCAGATTTCCCTTGTATGGAAACAAAATTATACAATAAAATCTTGCGCTATTTGTGCAAGTTAGCTAAGAAAGTTTACAATCGGACTGAACCTATGTCCCCTGATGAGTTTCTTTATATAAGATACAAAATCGAAATTTTTAAAGCTATGCTGGAATTTTGTCGAGAAAATAGCGAAATATTACCTCAAAGTGATATAGTACCTAAGAGTACCGATGACGATTCTGGCGCAACCACTATGGTTATGGAAAATGTTCGTTTTACAGATTCAATTCTTGGAGATCAAGAAGAACGTGGAGTGGATATAAGTGATCCTCTACGTGATAACATTGTTCTAAATGATGCTACACTTGAAAATTTCTTTTCTCGTCCTATTAAGATTAAGGAATATGATTGGAATGTAAATTCCGGTGTCGATGAAGTGTTTGATCCATGGACTTTGTTTTTTGAAAATCCTCGTGTTTTGAATAGAATTGCTAATTTTCAGCTGTTAAAAGCTGATTTGAATGTTCGTGTAATTTTGAATTCGAATGGTTTTTATTATGGATTACTTTTGTTGTCCTATAAACCACTTCCTTTGCTTGACAATACAACGTTGTTGCGAGATGGAAATTTTTCAGATTTGGTTGAAGCTAGTCAGAGACCACATTTGTATATTAATCCAACAACATCTCAGGGTGGTGTTATGAAATTACCATTTTTCACACCATATAATATGTTGAGCATTCCCACAAATCAATGGGATGAAATGGGAGAACTGAAATTTAGTACGATGCAGGAATTGAAGCATGCAAATGCTGGCACAACTAAATTAACTATCTCCGTGTTTGCTTGGGCAGAAAATGTATCATTGTCTGTGCTTACACAAGCTGAACCTATTGATTTAGTACCTCAAAGTTCTATCGAATATAAAGGTATTGTTTCCAAACCAGCATCATTTGTTGCTAAGGTTGCAGGATCTTTGAAGGTTATACCTTCAATTGCACCTTTTGCTACAGCTACAGAAATTGGAGCTCGTGCAATTGCTACAATGGCTGCTTTGTTCGGATATTCGAAACCAGTTAATCCAGAGATTAATATGTTCCAGCCTTTAACTAGGCAATCTTTGGCAGATACTGATGGGAAAGAAAATCTTTTGCGTTTGGTTGTAGATACCAAGAATGAATTATCTATCGATCCTAAAATTGCTGGATTGGATGCCAATGATGAGTTAGTTATACATTATATAGCATCTAAAGAATCATATCTTAAGCGATTTCCTTGGAATACAGGTACTGCAGCTGAGTCATTACTTTTCTCAGTTGTTGTGGATCCTTGTGTGCATGTTCGAGCAAGTCCTGAACTGCATTTTCCAGCTTGTGCCTTTGCTACTTTTCCTTTTAGATTTTGGAAAGGTACTATGAAATATAGGTTTCAAGTTGTTGCAAGTGATTATCATAAGGGTCGTTTGAAATTTGTTTATGATCCTGTGTCTGCAACAACAAATGCAGAATACAACACTGTTTACACGCAAATTGTCGATATTGACAAAATGAAAGATTTCACAATTGAAGTAGGTTGGGGTCAAACCACACCTTTTCGTGAACACGTTTTTCTTAATAATATACTAGAATCATCGTATATGCGTGTTGGTGAATTTCCTGTTTCGTATTCTTCTACTGTAGATACTTTTGGAAATGGAACTTTATCAGTTTATGTCGTTAATGAACTTGCTACACCTAATTCGAGTTTAGCAAACGATATTAGTATTAATGTATTTGTATCTTCAGGAGATGATTTTGAAGTAGGATCACCCACTGATTTCTATCTTACTGATGTTATCATGACACCACAATCTGATATTCAACATAAGATCGAAGATGATTCTATTCTTGTAACCATGGGACCGAAATGTGTTGCAGATGGAATTATCAACAAAATTCATTTTGGAGAAGCAGTGTTATCTTTTAGATCTTTATTAAAGAGATACACTTTGCATGAAATTATTACTCCACCAGTTCCAGCAACGGGATACATTAGTTTTAGTATCATTAGAAATATGTTTCCTTTTCAAGCTGGATATACGCAATACACTCCAGCTGATTCTGATATAATTGCAACGACTTCATTAGGAGCTCAATATGCATTAGGTAAGATGACGTTACTGAACTATGTAACAAGTGCTTTCGGAGGTTGGCGTGGAGCAATCCGCTATACAACTGATTGTACAAATACTATTGGAGATCCTGTACCTGGAGTTTTAGGTTCAACATTTTCTGTAGGTAGATATGCACATCGAACTAATGGCACTGATGAGGTTCGTCCAATTGATGTTTCAAACTTTAATACCATCAGAGCAGATACTCTGCGAGCTAATCGTTATAATACAGGATATTCTGGAATTGCACGATGGACCACGAATGTTAATCCTGTGCAAAGTTATGAAATTCCTTACTATTCAGAGTTTCGCTTTGCACCAGCCAAATTTCGAACAAATTTTGGCAATGGATCCCAATATGAGGATTCTTATGTGATCAGTTCCACAGCAAGAACTGAACCGCAGCATGTTTTATACCAATATGTTGCTGCAGGTGAAGATTTTACTCCTTTGTTTTATCTTTCACCACCAATCTTTTATGAGCAAGTGATCATACCAGATTTTCC